GTTGGTGATGCACGTCTTTCATCAACCCTTGCCAGTGCTTGAAGAAATGGACGTGGATGATTTGCTGGGTTGGGCTGAAGAAGCGGAAGGATTGTTAAAAGTGATTAATGGTGCTTAATATTTATTAGCAGAACGATAATCAACAAGCAGTGAAGTTATCACTGCGACAAAACCAGCAAGTAAGGCGTGACCAAATGAGATATCTAGGCCATCAGAATAAGGAACGGACATGAACAACGGTTCAATTAAAAAAACAGCGGTAAAGAGTAAATAAGCCATGCCTGAAAAGTCCCTTGCTCTTGGTTTAGTGATTGGTGCCAGCGTTGGTGCTGGTGTTGGTAGTGCATTTCGTACAGTTCAACAGCAGTCGCAACAACTCGGGCAATCTCTTAAAAAGGCGCGATTAGGAAAGGCGCTCTCTGGTGATGTACTTAAGTATAAACGCCGCCTTGAAAAACTCAAGGCTCAGCAGGCAAAAACTGGTGAAAGTAGCGAGCAACTTAATAAAAAAATAGCGGATACAGAGCGAAAATTTAAGAAGGCAACACTTAGTGCCGGTAAACATGGCATTGAGATTGGTGACGCAGCACGAAAATACCAAATATTTAGCCGTTCGGTAAGTCATTCTGAAAAACAAATGGCTAGGCTTGAGCGTCGGCAACGTAATCAACAAGTTCGTAGCAGTCTCAAGGGTTCGGCACTTGGGTTGATAGGTGGTGCTTATGCGATAGGACGTCAGTTTAGTGGGGCATTAGGTTTTGAAGAGGCAAGCACTCGGCTAGACACTGTTATTATTTCTAATAATGTTGGTAAAGCCCTGGTTAAGGCTCGTAAACATTCTGTTGCTTTTGCACGAAAAGGTCTCACAAATGAGACAGACATGTTGGGTATTCAGTACGCACTTTCGTCAGCTGGATTTGAGGCTGAAGCGGCAAGAGTTGGTTCGAGCATTGTAGCCAAAGTTGCAACGGTCACCAAGGGGGCACCGGAGCAAGTAGGTGAAGTGGTAGCCACGGTATTTAATAATTTAGGAAATAGTTTAGAAGGCAACACACAACAAAAGATAGAGCGCATTGGTGACTTGCTTGCTAAAACACAATTTAAGTTTCAGATTCGTGATTTTGGTCAACTAGGTGAATCACTTAAATACGCCACTCCAACCATTGCACAGTACAGCATGGAGCTTGCACAAGGCGTCACTATTATGGGGGCAATGAATAGTGCGGGACTACAAGGTTCTCAGGCGGGAACGGCTTTTGCTGCCACTATGCGAAATATGTCTAAGGCATCACAAGAGTTTGGCTTTGAAATGGTGCGCAATGAAAAAGGTCAACTTGATTTTATTGCAACTATGGAAAATTTGTCAGAATCGATTGGTGGTTTTGATGGTATGGATCAAGAAACGATTGATGACCTACAAAAAGTCTTTGGTGAAGAAGGTATTCGTGGGGTAACGCTTCTTGGGAAGCAAATGGGAAAATTGCGAGCAGCACAAGACGATGTTGCCAATAGTTCTAAAGGAGTAGTGAATAAATCTTACGAAAAATTTGTTGAAAGTGCGCCTGGTCAATTAAAAATATTTGGTAATAATGTTCGTCTTGTTGGTATGACTTTAGCGGGGAGTTTGTTACCTGCATTAAATCAGGCATTAAATCCTTTGATTGGTATAACTCAAACCGTGGGTAAAGCTATACAGCAAAATCCAGAGTTAGCGAAGACAATCATGGCAGTAGTTGCAGGTGTATTTGCTCTTAAAGCTGCGACTGTTGTAGGTAAGTTTGGCTTTACTTTATTTACTGATGCGGGAATGTTGCTAGGCAAAGTTTTTGGAATGTTGAAAGGGACGCTTGGTTTAGTTGCTACTGCTTTTCGCGTTATAGGTGTTGCTATGATGGCTAATCCTGTCGGTCTTATTATTGGTGGCATTGCTTTAGCTGCGGGACTTGTTGTGGCTAACTGGGATACGGTAAAAAGTTTTTTCCTTACTATCTGGGATGATGTTAAACCCTACTGGCAATCCTTTGCTACCTGGATCGGCGATGTTTGGAAAAAAATCAGTGCACCTTTTAATGCTGTTGTTGATTTTGGTCGTTCTATTGGTAGCACTGTGGCTGATTGGGTTAATGATGCTGGTGGAAGTTCTGGCAGTAGTAATAGAAAACTATCACGTGTGCGTAACGCAACAACAGCGGCTGCCTTGTCTTCAATTATTGCTACATCACCTGTGGCTGCAAATAATAAAAGTGCAACCTCAGTAAAGATATCAGCACCTATCACAGTACAAGCTGCTCCTGGTATGAATGAAGAACGTTTAGCCGAATTAACTGCTGAAAAGCTTAATGCGGCAGCTCGTCGAGGCTCCAAAAATAATTTTGGTTATGATCATGATGAGGTGGATTAATGTCTATTATTACTTCGCTTACTGATTTATCTCGTCTTCGCGAGGGCATTGATGCTGTTTCTACGCAGCTAAAACATTCAGGCCCCGTAATGATGATGTTGGGCCCGTTTATGTTTGCTACAGATACGGCTGCTTTTGAATCGTTTACTCATGCTGCTGAATATCGCTGGGCTAGTCAAGCACGGGTTGGCCGCCGTCCTTCTTTGCAACACACAGGGATTGGGCCTGAGACAATTGATCTGAAAGGTACTATTTATCCTGAGTATGCTGGTGGAATTAGTCAAGTACAAGCGATGCGTGAATTAGCGGGTTTGGGCAAACCAATGATTCTGGTGGATGGAAGAGGGATCGTTTATGACGAATGGGCTATTTTGCGCGTAGAAGAAGTACGAACAATTCTTAACTCTGATAGTACGCCACGAAAAATAATTTTCAATATGAACTTGTCTCGTTATGGAAAAGATCAACCTGAAGGGTTGGCGAGTTTGGTTAGATAATCATGGCTGTTCAATACCGCTGTAAAGAGGGTGATATGTTGGATGAAATTTGCCATCACTATTATGGTCAAAGTTCTGGAATAATCGAACAAGTGTTGGTTGCTAATCCTGGTGTAGCTGCTTTAGGTGTTGAATTACCGGTGGGTACTTTGGTGACGCTACCAGATGTGTCAGGCAATGAAACAGATACAGAGCAGGTAAATTTGTGGTCTTAGTGTTAGCTATAAAGGGTTATTAATGTGACGCCAGATTTTATGATTAAAGTGGTTGGTGGTAAAAATATTACAAAGCGTATTCGTGATCGTTTTATATCACTTAGCATAAATGATTCAGTTGACACAGAATCAGATTCAATGTCGTTGGTGCTTGATGATCGCGATGGTTTGCTTGAGACACCAATAACGGGAACAAAGTTTGAAGTTTGGATGGGCTATAAAAATAAAAAATTATCGTACAGAGGAAAGTTTGTTTACGATTTTGTCGATTTCGGTTTGGTCCCGCGCACTATGACAATTAAAGCTCATGCGACAAATTTTAAAGATGAAATTAAAGCTCCCCGTTCTCGTTCATGGGATGAGGTTACGCTTGGCGATATTGTTAACACAATTGCGGCTGATCATAATTATGAAGCTTTTATTCATCCTGATTTAGAGAGTGAGAGCATTGTTCATATTGACCAAACATCTGAAAGTGATTTGCATTTGTTGACACGTCTGAAGAAAGACTATGGCGCTACATTTAAAATTGCAGGTGGCTACCTTTTGTTTATGCCACGAGCGGGTAAAGTTTCGGCTAAAACTCAGGCAGCATTACCTGTTATTACGTTGAGACCAGGTGATATTAGTACGGGCGGTGTTACTCGGAATGACCGTTCAAAATACGGTGCTGTAATGGTTAAGTATTACGATTTTAAAGAGGCGAAAACGCTTAATGTTTTAGCAGGTGAGGGAACACCTGTTTATGAAGTTAAAGGAACTAAGGCAACAAAAGCTGAAGCAGAAGCAGCGGCCAAAGCTAAATATAAAAGATTACAACGTACTTCTGGTGATCTTAATTTTACGTTACCTGGTCGCGGTGATTTGGTTGCTGAATCTTCAGTATTAATGAAGGAGTGGCGTGATGGTGTTGATGGTGAATGGTCAACTTTAGATGTTAGCCATGTTATTGATGATAAAGGTTATCGTTGTACAGTAGATGCGGAATCAGTTTGATGGCAATGAATAATACAACAGGAAAGCATATAGAAGGGGTTGCGTGGTTAAAGCAACGTTTGACCGATGTGATGACTACGCCGCTCGGTACGCGTGTTATGCGTCGAGGTTATGGCTCTGAGTTATTTGACTTAATCGACCAACCTATGACTGCGCGCTGGTTAGTTCAGGTTTATGCAGCTACGGCTAAAGCCGTGGCTAATCCAATTAATGGTCTGCCCGATTTTAAATTAATGAGAGTTAATGCAACACGTAATGTTGATGGGCAAGCAGATATTGATATGTGGGGAGTGTATGTGCCAACAGGTGAGTTATTAAAAATTGAGGGGATAAGAATATGATTGACCTATCCAAACTACCTGCGCCAAGTGTTATTGATGAGCTTAGTTTCGAGACTATTCGTAATGAAATACTTGATAATTTAACTACGTATGATCCTGAACTGGTTAATTTACCTCCTTCTGATTCGTCTTATAAATTATTAGAAGTTGTTGCCTATCGTGAATTACTGCTTCGTCAACGTGATAATGACCGCGCTAAGTCAATGCTTTTGGCTCATGCAAAAAATGCAGATCTTGATCATATTGGGGTAACGTATTTTTTGGTGGAACGTTTAGTGATTGATGCTGGAAATGAAAATGCAATTCCACCTGTTGCTCCTACTTATGAAAGTGATGATGCTTATAGATATAGATTATTAATTTCACCAGATGGTTACAGCACAGCGGGACCGGATAGTGCTTATGAGTATCATGCATTGAGCGCTGATGGTTCGGTAAAAGATATTGATGTTGCAAGCCCTGCTCCAGTTTCGGTAGTCATTACGGTGCTGTCTCATGTGGGTGATGGTGTACCAGATGCTGCTTTGATAAGCATTGTTGATGTAGCTTTAAATGATGATAAAAGACCTTTTACCGATCAAGTCACCGTACAAGCGGCTACTGTTACCAGTTTTACCATTAATGCAACGCTTGTTATTTATCCTGGACTTGATCAGGAAACAATACGTTTAGCAGCGTTCGACAGCTTGACTGCATGGGTGGTCAAATATCATAAGCTTGGTTTCGATATTACAGTGGTTGGCGTTACTAGCGCATTGAAAGTGGAAGGAGTTAAAGATGTAACACTTAATAACACTGTTAGTACAGATCTTACTGCAAATCTAGTTCGTAATAATAATGAAGCGGGATTTTGTTCTGGTATTACTGTTGATGTGGGAAGTATAGATGAGTAACGATTTATTACCGCCTAATGCTACTGAGTTAGAACGCAATCTATCAAAGACAGCGGCGCGAATTAGTAATGTTCCTGCGTTGCCTCATCTTTGGAATGCAGATGCTTGCCCTGTTGAACTTCTTCCCTGGTTAGCCTGGGCTGAACAAGTTCCCGAATGGTCAAGTAAATGGTCTGAACCTGTGCAACGTTCCTCTATTAAAGCGATGCGCGCTATTCGTCGTAAACGAGGAACAGCCGGAGCAGTTAAAGATGCGCTTAACTCACTTAATCTCGGAGTAAATATATCTGAGTGGTTTGAGTATGCAGGAACACCCGGAACATTTAGTTTGAAGGTTGATTTATTTGATCGCGGCTTAACTCTGGAAGAGCAAGAAAGTATAGAAAGAGTTATTGCTCAAACTAAAAATACAAGATCACATTTAGACTCGTTTAATATTTCTATTACTCAAAATAATAATATTTTCTATGGTTCAACGGTGTGTAGTGGTGATGAAACAACGCTTTATCCTTTAATTATTACTGAATTAGAACAATTAATGCAGAGTTTATATGCAACATGTATTTATGATGCTGAAACAACAACAATTTATCCGCTAACAAACTAGGGGGAGATATGCCACAAAATTATTACATGGTGCTAACAGCGGTTGGTGCGGCAAAAAAAACAAATAAAGAGGCGCTTGGCCAATCGTTAGATTTAACAGAGCTAGCAGTAGGTGACGGCAGCGGAGCTTATGTTGCTCCTGATCAAAACTGGACAGCATTAAATAATGAAGTTGATCGTGTTGCGATTAACCAAATTTATCAAGATCCTGATAACGCAACTTACTTAGTTGTTGAAGCCGTTATACCACAAAATATTCCTGTTGGTTATTACATTCGTGAAGTGGGTATTTTTGATGTTGATGGCGACATGATTATGGTTGGCGCATACCCACAAACATATAAACCAACTTTAGCAGAAGGTGCTGCCCGTGATTTATATATTCGTGCAATTAGTGAAATCGGTAATACCAGCTCAGTTGAACTAAAAATTGATCCCTCAATTGTGTTATCAACAAGACAATATGTTGACAAAAATTTTACCGACTTAAAGCTATCCGTTGAACAGTCTCGTCGAGATCTAACCTTGCTTATACATCCAGACAAATCAAAAGGTCTGCAAGAATTACAGGAACAAGGTGTTTACCCGTCATCATTCAATCAACAATGGGGCGGCATGGGATATGGGGGCATGCCTGATGGCACTATGGGTGAAGTTGCGACTCAAAACATTAAAAGCGACGGGTCAGCTGGATATGTTGGTAACGCTCTGTCAAACACTTACCAGGCAAATGGATTTAAGGTAGGACAAACCACTAATATTAAATCAATCTGGATAAACATATATAAAGCAGGTAACCCTACGAATAATCTTGAGCTATACATCTATAATGATTCTGCTGGTAATCCTGATGTTGCAATTGCAAATGGTGCCGCGATAGCACAAGCAGGTCATATTCATTCTGAAAATACTGACGGCGAATGGGTTAAATTTACTTTTGCAGCAGCGCCCAACTGTATTGGAGGCACACAGTACCATATTGTCTTAAAGTCCTCAGGGGTGTTAGATGCTGCTAACCACTGGAGGTGGGCAAAAGGTTCATCTGATTATCCTTATGGCAACAGAATATCTGGAGATGCTACACCGGTTTGGACTCAAGAGGCTGGGTGCCAATTATTCATCATCGAGCCAATGACAAAAATATTAAACTCAGGGTTAACCGGCTTTGATGGTGCGCTGAATCATTATGAGGGCGCTACTTTAAATCAATCTGGCGGATTCTATAAAGAAAACTCCTTTATGAACCATAAAAGAGGCATGATTCATCTTGCGGGTACAGGGTGGAACAAAGACAAAACTTTTTATGATTCGGGGCTAGGCACAGATAAAAACCGCATTGTTATTCGTTGTAGCGCAATAACAGGTTATGCACAAGTTGACTTGTACGAAAAAAACGAATCAAAACATACCGTAATGAGCACAACAGATATTTCAACGGGGAATCATATTGTCTCTGTTGGTTATCGAGCGGAAGGCGATGGTGCTGACTTCTTAAAAATCTATATCAATGGTGTGAGCGAAGGAGTCCCTGTCACTGCGGAAACTATTACTTTAGATAAAGCATTTGAAGAAGGTCATACTATTATTGGTGGCGGTTTTCCTATTGCGCCTGCGTGGACAGGTAACGAAGATATGTCTGGCTTACCTTCGTCTAATGGTTGGACGTTTACAGGAACAGCAACAGAAGCCAACGTATTTATTGTTAATGACGGTATTCTTTATCAGAACGGTGCAGGATATGCCACAACCGAGACAGGTTACTATGTTAAAAATACAACTTTAAACAATGCTACAGGGTGGATTGTTGATTCTAAGATTAAGTTGAAAAATTCTACGAATAATCCAGGAAGTGCAGCAGCTCAAATTGCTATAAAAGATGGTACGAAATATATACGTATGTTCATTTCTGAATATTTCTGTGATATGTACGGTGTAACAAGTGATGGATTTTTTCAACATGACTTTACAAAAGAAACGTTTATTAGATTTGTCGGTAAAGGCTCAAATTATTATGTCTATATAAATGGAAAATTAGCATTTGATGGTACTGGATTGTTGGTAGATACAACGGCAACTAATCAAATATTTTTCGGAGACGAAAACACAACAACTACAGAGAACGCATCAGCTGAATGGCATTACCTTAAATACTACGAAGGCGCACACTTTCCCGAATACTCAAACATGCAATTATCTGAAATGACTTATTGGACGGATGATAAGTCTTCTTTGTTACCGAAGATATATAATTCAGGCTTAATTCAATCAGTTAAGACCTTAGCAGGGATAAATAAGAATTATATTAATCCCGTTAAGCGGCTTATCAAAGCTAACGGAATTACAAAAAACATTTCAACCACAGTACCTACCGCATCTTCTATAGCTGAAATGAGCGCGTTTTGCTTCGGTAGCTCTATTAAGTTGAACTTTTCTGTTTTTTGGGCAAGTAACACTCTGGGTGCTGGAGTTATATTTCCCTTTAATATTGATGGTGTTCTATATCAGAGCGGACAAGCTGATTGTGAAACAGTGAACTACCAAAAGAAAACCACCTCCTTTTTAAGCGTACAAGTTCCCTTTGGGCTTCACTCTAATCAAGTAATGTTTTTAACAGGTGGCGGGACGTTATCCTTACAAACAAATAAACGAAACTTTACAGTGGAGTCTGCATAATGACTTATGAATTAACAGAAAACCAAAGCTATGATTTGAATTTCCTTAAGCAATATAAAGTTTTAACATCTGGCAACAAGGTAACTTTTTATCAAGACTTAAGCCCTGAAGATATAATAGCTGTTGAAGCACATTTCAATGAAATGACGCAGGTAGATAGGGATGCCTTTAATAAAGAAGAAAAACGTAAAGCAGACATTACATCAAAAGCTGATGCTTATATATTAAGCGCCTACTGTGAAACCAAACAACGTAAGCTGATAAGCCTTGCAACCGCTTTAATTGATAAAAGTGCTGTGCAAGGTATAAATTTGGATGTAAATGAACAGGCTTTATTACAACAAACCAGAGATATAGATGCTTGGATTTCTTCAGTGCGTGACGCAGAAAACGCAGCGCAAGCAGATGGCATTACAATTGCAGATGACGTAATTTTTCCAGCTAAATTAGCATAGGTAAATAGGACGGCTGTTTAAACAGCCTCCTTTTTAGCTTTGTATCTTTGGCAAAAGTAGCTGTTCCATTTTAGAAACTGGAACGCTTCTACGCTGCTGTTCTGCATCAATGTTATATAGCCATATAAGCATTAATAACGTAATAAAAATATTTATTGTTATTATTATATTAGGTGATTCATTGTTTTTACTTGGTTTATTATTTTTGTATTTTTCTACTAGCTCACTAATAACATCTTCCATAATTATTTCCCTGTTTTATAGTTTTTAAACTCAATCTTTAATTATTGCAATTCCAATAGTTGCAGAGGAAATCTATAATATTGCATAAGATTTTAAAAACAACTGAAATAGTATGATATTAAAAAGTATTTCAAAACCTTGTGTTTGAAATAAAAAGGTGATGTTTTAAAATGAAAAGATGGGGTTTTGAAATGATATTTCAGCAGATTTAGTCGGTTTATGAGTTTTATGTTATATAAAAAGTCAATATCTCACTCCTTTACTTTAATTTCTTTTGGTAACCCATCAATGTGGCGACCAATTCCTATAAAAAATTCTCCATCATTTTTAGTTTTTACGAGTTCTAGTGTGCAATTCACAAAATATGAATAGCCATCATCACGCATGTGCTCTGAGTGTAAGTTGGTTGTGTCGCCGTGTTCTTCTAATTTATCATCGACCATTTCTTTAAAGCTGTCAGCTATACTAGGGAACACCTTGTATGGATTTGCTTTTTTAATTGAGCTTTTTGAGTGGCCCAAGTGCTTTAATGCAGTTTCAGAGGCCATAACAAAACCGTTACCTTTTTTTATTACATAAACCTCGTTATCAATTATTCTTAAGATACATTCAAGTATCGCGCTACTTGAACGATATTGTGAAATTAATTCAATACTATCTTTTGTAATAACGCTTTCCGCGTATTTATATGCTGCTCTTTTTCCAAATCTTAACTCTATCGGGTTGATGCCTGTAATTTCAGAGATCAGAAATAGCTCGTCGTCTGATACGCTTGATGTTCCGCTTGTCCACCTGGTTATCTTTGCATTATCAATTCCTTTGTCCTTCAGTTTGTTTCTTAAATTAGCGTCCTTACCGAGCAATACATTAAGACAGTCACCAAATAGATTGGATTCTGGTTTTTCTTCGATCAAGGGAATTTGATCGTCTTTTTTTGCCACGACTTAAAATTTTACCTGAAGTTTTCTGGTTGGTTAAAATGTGTGCGAATTATATAGAAGTAATAGACACAATAAAACTGCAAATATATTGTCATAATGTAGGGTAAACCCTAAAATAAAGGGGGGGTAAAGTAAGAAAGGGAGCGGTAAAACCACCCCCAATTTTGAGAGGCCGAATTTGCCAGACCGCGTTACACCTGCAATAATGCATGTGTACTTTTTAGTGCGGTAGCCAAGGGTAAAGCCTCGGTAACCTTAGCAAGGGTCTATACAGGCCAATAAGGAAGGCGGTTCTTGGTGGGAGCGCCTTTTTTATTGCTTGGGCAAGGGCTGCTGTATCAGCCTACCTACCTTCTCATTTCAACTTCCTTCTATGCTGCAAGTGATCACGCGACCACTCATGTAATGCTTCAAGTTTGGTTCATTTTTGTATTTGGCACAAGGCCAAATAGCGAAAAAATACAGATAAAATCAATTTAAATGCATTTTAAGGCGTTTTGAGCCGATTTAGTATATACGTGTAGGGTAAAGTATATACGATTCATCATTTTAAAAAGGCTGCTATTGCCCCGTATGTTTTTTAGGGTAGGTGTAAAAGCTGATTTTAAGCGGCCTTACTTATTAATAAATTGCGGATGAATGTAATAGCAGGGTTATCGATGCTTACCCTTGGGGAAGCCATAACAGCTCTGTAAAAATATGTCCCATAGAATAATTCGTATCTAATAAAATCAACAGCTTACAACGTTTATTTTCTGGTTTTGTGGGACAAAATTTTTAATAAAAAAGCTGTTAAATCAACAAGTAACAACAGGAAAAATAATGGGCTACGAACCGAGCGGTCGCACGTTCGAATCGTGCCAGGCGCACCATATAGTAATTAAATCAAGCAGTTAGCACGTATGTGTTAGCTGCTTTTTTTATGCTTTTTTCAAGTGCAGCGATAAAAAGTGTAGTTACACTTTTGAAAAAAAGGGGGGGAATTTAGCATCGAGGTGATGAACTATTTAAAATTTGCATTTCGTTAAGCATCATTTTGGGCGCTGAATATATAACCTTGCGGTATAACGACAA